CGGTTGGGATGTAGAAGAACATTGCCATAAGATCTACGGTGGTAAAGATAAGAACGTGGAGAAAGCAGTTATCATTTCTACTTGGCAATCTATCTACAAGTTTCCTAAGCGTTGGTTTGATGACTTCTCCTGTGTGATTGGAGATGAAGCACACCTATTCAAATCTAAATCACTGACTGGCATCATGACTAAACTCCATGAAGCTAAGTATCGTTTTGGTTTTACTGGAACACTTGATGGTTCTGCTACACACAAATGGGTGCTGGAAGGATTGTTTGGTGAATGTAAGCATGTTACTAAAACAGAAAAGTTAATCAAAGAAGGTCATCTATCGGATTTTCGTATTAAGGTTCTTTTACTCAAACATGAAACAGAGCAGTTCTTTGATTATCAAAATGAAATCGATGCGATTGTAGATAATCCAAAACGTAATCGTTTGATTAGAAACTTAGTGCGTGACTTAGAAGGTAACACTTTGGTTCTCTTCAACTATGTTGAGCGTCACGGAATGCCTCTATACGAAAGCATAAATAGAGTTGTTAAAGAAGGTCGTAAAGTTTTTCTGGTCTATGGTGGTGTAGACACAGAAGAGCGCGAAGAGATTAGAAGGATTACTGAAACTGAAAATGACGCAGTAATCGTAGCTTCATACGGAACATTCAGCACTGGCATTAACATTCGTAATCTACACAATGTTGTGTTTGCCTCACCATCAAAATCAAGAGTAAGAAACTTACAATCTATTGGGCGTGTATTGCGTAAGGGCGATAACAAAACTTATGCAACTCTTTATGATATTGCTGATGAGTATTGCAGAACTCCTCAGAAAAACTACACCCTGAAACATTTAGATGAACGATTGAAAATATACGAAGAAGAAAAGTTTAATGTAGAAATAATAAAAATAGATTTAAGATAATATGGAAGAAGAATTTTACGCATCCATAAAACTTACTTCGGGTGAAGAGATTGTAGCTAAAGTTAGTTACGATTCAAATGATGATGTTATTGTGGTATTAGAACCTAGAGTGATTGAAAAAGTAGAACAAAAAAAAGGAAAGATGATTGTGGAAGGAATCGTCTTTGATGATTGGATGAATGCTACTTTTGAAAATATGTTTATTATTCCTCGTTCTCAAATTATTACTATGATTGAACTTGATGAACGTATTATTTCTTTCTATGAAGATCATTTAAAAGATAAAAGTCAATATAGAAAATCAAGAAGCAAAGAATCAAACTCTTCATCTAAAAGACAAAATCCCAGAAACTCAGAAGGTTATCTGGGATCTATTAAAGAATCTAAGAAGTTATTAGAAGAGATATATAATAAATCTTGAAAGCGCAACACTGCTATTATATACGATTTTAAGGGTTGTGTCAAGCCCCTTTACAATAACCGTTAGGTGTGTTACAATATTAACACCAACGGATGTACACTATGCTAACAGTCGAAAAGCCAATGGGTAGACGCACAACCAAGGAAAACTATGTTAATAACCGAGAGTTCCTCGATGCCCTGATGGTGTATCGACAGCAGGTTTCTGCAGCTAAAAAAGCAGATCTACCCAAACCTAAAGTTCCCAACTATATTGGGGAATGTTTTTTAAAGATTGCTACCCACCTATCATACAAACCTAACTTTGTCAACTACATGTTTAGGGATGATATGATCTGTGATGGGATCGAAAACTGTCTTCAGTATATCGATAACTTTAATCCAGAGAAGTCAACCAATCCATTTGCTTACTTCACTCAGATTATCTATTATGCTTTCTTGCGTAGGATTCAACGTGAGAAAAAGCAACTAGAAATCAAAACTAAGATTCTTGAAAAGTCTGGGTTTGATGAAGTTTTGTATACAGACAGTTACAGCGGTGACATGGCTGGTTATAATAGCAGTTACTCTGATATGAATAGTATCAAAGAATCCCTTGAAATGAGATCTAAACGATGACAGTAGCATTGATTACAGACCAACATCTAGACGGGAGAAAGGGAAGTGTTGCGTTTTGGGAATACTTCAAAAAATTCTATGACGAGGTATTCTTTCCTACACTTGAGAAACATGGAATCAAAACTGTTATTGACCTCGGTGACACGTTTGATAATCGTAAGGGGATTGATTTTAATGTTTGGAGCAGGGTGCGTCAACATTATTTTCAACGCCTTGAAGACATGGGTATCTTCGTTCACATGATTCTTGGCAATCACTGTACCTATTATAAGAATACCAACGAGATTAACTCACCCGATTTGCTGCTAAAAGATTTTAGTAATATTGAAATCTACTCTCGCCCAGAGACAGTAATGATTGATGGCACTAAGATTCTTATGATGCCATGGATTAACTCTTCTAACATGGAAGAGACAATGGCTTGGATTAATGATACCAGTGCTGAGATTGCCATGGGTCATTTAGAGCTGAATGGTTTTGAAGTTACTCCTGGTATGAAGATGGAGCATGGCATGGATCCTTCTATCTTCAAAAAATTCAAACAAGTATTCTCTGGGCACTTTCATCACAAATCTACCAGAGGTAACATTACATACTTAGGTAACCCCTATCAAATGTTTTGGAATGATTATAAAGACGAGCGAGGATTTCATCTCTATGAGCCAAAGACAAATAAACTCAAGCGGGTCAAGAACCCTTATGAGATTTTCCAGAAAATCTATTATAATGATTCTACTAGTTCTCATCTCAGCTTCGATACCTGTGAGTGTGCAAATACTTTTGTCAAGATTATTGTAGAAGATAAAAAAGATTACTTGGCATTTGAAAAGTTCGTTGACGAAGTATTTGCTAAGCAACCACATGACGTAAAGATTATCGAGACATTAGTGAACGATGCATTTGTTGAAGATGATGAAGTCACTGAGGTTAAAGATACATTAACTCTTCTCAACGAATATATTGATGAGGTAGAGTTAACCGTTGACAGAAACAAACTTAAGAGTATCATGAAGACACTATATATTGAAAGCTGTGAGGTAGTATAAATGTTTCTGATCACTCTCCAAGAACAACCAGACGGTGTTTACTCGGTGCTTGACGAAGAGGGCGATCATGTAGTATACTTCTTTCGGGAGGAAGATGATGCCGAAAGGTATCTTGGTTTGTTGGAAGCAAACAGCACAGAAGAAAATCTTCCTCCTTTAATGACATACGAAATAGATGCCAAAGCTGGTATCGGAATGTGTGAGATGAGAAACATGAAGTATCTCATCGTTGAACCCGACGACATTATTGTTCCCCCTCATTACTATGATAATCTTCAAGACGATTAAATGGAAAAACTTTCTATCTACTGGCAATCAGTTTACTGAAATTTCGTTAACTGACAGTAAAAGTAGTTTGATTGTGGGGGCAAATGGTGCTGGCAAGTCAACCATTCTCGATGCCCTCACTTTTGCTTTGTTTGGTAAACCATTTAGAAAGATTAACAAACCACAGCTACTCAACTCTATCAATCAATCAGATTGTGTTGTGGAAGTTAACTTTGATGTTGGTAGAAATAAATATACAGTAACTCGTGGTATTAAACCTAACAAGTTTGAAATACAACAGAATGGTGTGCTGCTTGATCAAGATGCATCTGCTGTAGATCAGCAAAAACATTTTGAGCAAACCATTCTCAAAATGAACTACAAATCATTTACTCAGATTGTGGTGCTAGGTTCATCTACCTTTGTGCCTTTCATGCGTCTTCCCCTGGCAGCTCGTAGAGAAATCATCGAAGACATCCTTGACATTCAAATCTTCTCAACAATGAATGTCAATCTAAAAGAAAAGATTAAAGTAATCAATGATGAGTTGAAAGACCACGAATATAAACTGTCTTTGGTCAAAGAGAAGATTGACATGCAAAAGCAGTTTATGCTTGACATTGAAAAGAAGAATAAAGAAGACATTCAGGAAAAAGAGAATCGTAAAGACACCCTATTAAAAGAGGCACTAGATTATGAATCGGAAATCCTCAATAACGACACGGAAATCAACGCTAAGACCACTGCCGTTTCAGACACGCAGACTCTTAAAACAACGATATCTAAGATCACTTCGATCAAAGAGAAACTGTCAACCAAGCGAAAGTCACACGCAAAAGAGAAGAAATTCTTTGAGGAGAATGATGCTTGCCCAACATGCGGTCAGAGTATCGCAGAGCATTTTAAACAAGAAAAGATCACGATTCTCTCGGATAAACTTGCTGAGGTGGAGAAAGGCGTGTCTGATTTGGGACAACAACTTTCAGATCTCCAAAGTAAAGAAGATACCTTTATTCTTTTGATTGATGAAATAAACGAACTCAATCAAAAAAATAGACAACTCAATAATGAAATTAAGTCACTTCATAAACGAATTGAAGAACTGGACGACGACATCAGAAAACTCAGGGATTCAGATGTCAATCAACGGGAGCAGTTTTCAATTCTTAAATCCCTTAGCGAAGACGGGAAGCGAGTCCAAGAAACAATTTCTGAAACAAAAGAAGAAAAAGACTGCTTACTCACAGCGGCACAACTTCTCAAAGATTCGGGCATCAAAACGCGCATCATCAAAAAATACTTACCGACGATGAATAAACTCATCAACGATTACCTAGAAAAAATGGAGTTTTCTGCAAGTTTTATGCTGGATGATAACTTTGAAGAAGTAATCAAATCACGTTACCGAGATGAATTTAGTTATGAATCTTTTTCTGAAGGTGAAAAAGCTAGAATTGATATTGCTCTATTGCTTACTTGGCGTAGTGTTGCTAAACTTAAGAATAGCGTGGATACTAATCTTTTAATCTTAGATGAAATCTTTGATGGGTCACTTGACCAATCTGGCAATAGCGACCTTGGATGGATTCTAAGAAGCTTTGATGATAAAACAAATGTGTTTGTTATTTCTCATCGAGAAAATATGGCGGATAAATTTGAAAGATGCTTAAGATTTGAGAAGCATAAAAATTTCTCATACGTCACTGACGAAATATTTGATTGACTTATAGGGGGTTGCTTCGGCACCCCCTTTGCCGTATAGTAGGTTCAACAACGCAAGAGACCAATGCTGAACATGGAAGTCAAGGGCAATCTTGCCCGACTCCTCGCTACCGAAAACCTCATCGTTGAGCATCGCAAGGTTGAGACCGCCATGTTCAATGTGAAAGACCGTGTGCTCACGCTGCCTATGTGGGATGTGGCATCGCCCAACGTCTACGATATGCTCGTGGGGCATGAGGTGGGTCATGCTCTGTATACGCCTGACAAGTGGGGCGCGGACTATGGTATCCCCCAATCCTATCTCAATGTCTGCGAAGATGCTCGCATTGAGAAAATGATGAAGCGTAAGTTTCCTGGTCTCGCTCGCAACTTCTACACTGGATACAAAGAGTTGCATGATGCTGACTTCTTTGAAGTTGGTGAGCGCAGCATGGATTCCTATCAACTGATTGACCGTATCAATCTTTACTTTAAGATTGGCGTTCATGCTGGTGAGGTATTCACTTGGAAACCTGAAGAAAAAGTTCTGGTTGATGAACTGGAAGTTGCAGAAACTTTTGATGAAGTTGTAGAAGTTGCTCGTAAGATTCTGCAGTATACGCAGGAGCAGCAGAAGATTGAGGTGGAAATGGATACTGCCAACTCTACTCAAGGTGGGGGTGATTCTACCCCAGATGAGGGTGATAGTTCTGAAGGTCAGGGTGAGCAACCTCAGCAAGTTTCTGGTAACGGCAACCAAACTCAGGGTGGTGCTGATGCAGACCAACCACAGGATTCTGGCGATAGTTCTACTGCTGGTCAATCTGGTGGCACTGAGAACTTTGATTCTGAAACTGACAAGGCATTCAGCGAGAAGCAGAAGCAACTGTCTTCTAATCATTACTCGCAAGAACTTCACTACATTGAGTTGCCGCCACTGAATGTTGAGACCTTTGTGATTCCTAACAAGCAGGTGATGGAAGATTGCGGTGTTACTTATGGTGAGCAGGGAGCATCTCTTTTCATTGAAGTAGATAGTTCGTATGCTAAGTTTCGTGCAGAAGCTCAGCGTGAGGTGAACTATCTGGTCAAAGAGTTTGAGATGCGTAAATCTGCTGACCAGTATGCTCGTGCATCTACTGCCAAGACTGGTATCCTTGACACTCAGAAACTCCACACCTACAAGTGGAATGAAGATGTGTTTAAGAAGATTAACATCGTGCCTGACGGTAAGAATCACGGTCTGATTTTTATTCTTGACTGGTCTGGTTCTATGGGTAACTGCCTGGTGGATACTGTTAAGCAACTGCTGAACCTCGCATGGTTCTGTAAGAAAGTGCAGATTCCTTTTGACATCTATGCTTTCACTAATGATTACTGGGGTGCTCGTAACTACGATTACTCTTCTATGACTCGCACTAAATCTAAGAAGCACCACAAAGAAGTGCCTGGTTATGTTTCCATCTACGAAAACTTCCGTCTGCTGAATATGGTCAGCAGCAACGGTCGTAATGGTAAAGACCTTGAAGCTCAACTGAAGAACTTCTGGCGTCTTGCTAACTGTGAAGGTGGGTATCGTTCTTACTGCAACCCTCCTGGTTACGGTCTGTCTGGCACTCCTCTCCATGAGGCAGCGATTTCTCTGACTGCTGTTATCCCTGACTTTCAGAAGCGTAACAAGGTGCAGAAAACTAACGTGGTTATTCTGACTGACGGCGAATCTCAATCTATTAACTACATTGTTGAGAATCCTTATCGTCACACCCGTGTAGGTTACAACCATGTTGGCAATGATTGTGTACTGCGTGACCGTAAAACTGGGCGTGTTTATCCTCGCTTTGAGGGCGGATACTATGGTTGCTCTGATAAAATCACCAAAGTGTTTCTGCAGAATGTGCGTGACCGTTTCCCCGATGTCAATCTTATTGGTATTCGTCTGATTAGTGGTCGTCATCTTCACAGTGCTTATAGCAATGGTGACTGTAAGATTCCTTATAGTGACATTCAAAAGCAGTGGCAGAAAACTAAATCTGCTGAGCTGGTTGATCATCTTGGTTATCAATCTCTTTATCTGATGGCACTTGATGGGTTGTCTGCTACCACTGAGTTTGAAGTGGAAGATGATGCAACCAATAAGGAGATTGGCAACGCTTTCAAAAAAGCACTTGCCAAGAAAAGTGTCAATAAGAAGATGCTGACCTCCTTCGCCTCACTTATCAGTTAATCTAATCACTCGGGGGCTTGTGCCCCCACCCTTTTTCCTCTATAATACTTACATACAAAACGACCCCACCCCATGAAAAACTTTGAAGTCGCCCCCATCATCGAGCGTTTCGGTCAGGTTGTGACTGCCGCTGACCTTCGCACCTATGCCGATGAAACTGGCACTACCTATCAAACTCTCACTAAGAAACTGGAATCGTTCAAGGTGCAGCGTGGTCTGTGGCATCTGACTGCTGTAGAGCAACTGGAACAAACCTATAATCAACCTGCTGTTGAACCTGTGGTAGAGAAAGTCGAAAACCTTATCCCCGATAAAGATGATAACTTCGTCAGCTTTGGTAACTTCACTGATATTAAAAAGATTATTTCTTCTCGTCAGTATTACCCTGTGTTCATCACTGGTCTGTCTGGTAATGGTAAAACTTTCGGTGTAGAACAAGCTTGTGCCCAACTGAAGCGTGAACTGATTCGTGTCAACATCACTATTGAAACTGACGAGGATGACCTGATTGGTGGTTTCCGTCTTATCAACGGTGAAACTGTGTGGCACGATGGTCCTGTGGTTCAAGCACTGAATCGTGGCGCTATCCTGCTGCTGGATGAGATTGACCTTGCCTCTAACAAAATCCTCTGCCTGCAATCTGTGCTTGAGGGTAAGGGTGTCTTCCTTAAGAAGATTGGTAAGTATGTCAAACCCGCTGATGGTTTCAATGTGTTTGCAACCGCCAACACTAAGGGTAAAGGTTCTGATGATGGTCGCTTCATCGGCACTAACGTTCTCAACGAAGCCTTCCTTGAGCGTTTCCCTGTAACTTTTGAACAGGCATATCCTTCTGTCAAGGTTGAAACTGCCATTCTGAAGAAAGCTGCAGAGTCGCTGAATGCTTACGATGCTGAGTTTGTTGAGCGTCTGGTAGCATGGGCAGAGATTATTCGTAAGACCTTCTACGATGGTGGTGTTGACGAAATCATTTCTACTCGCCGCCTTGTGCATATCATCCGTGCCTTCAGCATTTTCGGCAAGCGCAAGAAAGCCATTGATGTTTGTGTCGCTCGCTTTGATGACGAAACCAAGCAATCGTTCATGGAACTCTATTCCAAGATTGATGCTTCTATTGACACTACCAAAGATGAACCCGAACTGACTGTTGAAACTGATGTTACCTTCTGATGTTTGAAAACCTCTCTCGCCACACCCTCATTCGTAAAAAAGATGGGGGTCTTTTTTTAATCAAGTGCCGTATCACTGAATCACATGGCAACAAAGAAGTATTTTGTTACCTTGGTCATCTCTACGTTACGGAGGTTGACTACGAAGCAGCAAAGTGCTATACTAACCAAATAGATTCTATTATCCAGGAAATCTAACTATGCAATGGAAATACAATGAAGACAAAATCCTCAAAGAAGTTGAGGAGTATGTTGTGAGCACTTACGGTAGTCACTACTGTGGTCATAATGATGCCTATAATGACATTCAAACGATTGATTTGATGGCAGCAAAAGACCTGGCACCAGATTTTTGTCAGGCAAACATTCTCAAATACGGTAGTCGTTATGGTGACAAAGATGGTCATAACAAACGAGACCTTCTCAAAGTGATTCACTATGCTATGCTGCTGCTTCACTTTGATAGACACTATAGTCGCATGGAAAACGGTCTTGGAGAGTTTAAATGAGCACAGTCGCACTATCTCAAACCACACTGAATATTCTAAAGAACTTCGCCACGATTAATAATGGCATCATTATCAAAAAGGGTAACACTCTACGAACCATTTCCAACGCTGAGAATATCCTGGCTGCGGCAAATGTGGAAGAATCTTTTCCTCAAACCTTTGCTATCTACGACCTCAACCAGTTTATTGCTGGTCTGTCTTTGTTTGACAATCCTTCTTTGGTGTTTGACAATAATGACTATGTTACTATCAAAGATGGGCGTAGTCGTGTCAAATATTATTTCTCAGACCCTGAGATTACACTCAAAACTGCACCAGACAAATCGGTAAAGTATCCTGGTTCTGATATTCAGTTTACTCTGTCTGCCTCTGATATCGCCGCCATTCAAAAAGCAACTGGTATCTACAAGCTTCCTGATTTAAATATCAGTTCCGATGAAGAGATTGTTCTTTCAGTTCGTGACAATGAAATCACAACGTCAAACACTTATGATATCATTGTTCCTGGAACATTTGAAGGTTCCCATTCTCTTGACCTGAAAGTAGAAAACATTCGTTTGCTTCAGGGTGATTATCAAGTGGGTGTTTCCAAGCATCACATTTCTAAATGGAAGCATCTGACACTTGACCTTACTTATTACATTGCGCTTGAACCTTGATGAAAAACTTCCTGTGGGTGGAGGAATACAGACCTCATAAGATTGAAGATTGTATCCTCCCTACTTCGTTAAAGAAAGTATTTACTGGATTCATTGAGCAGGGTGAGATTTCTAATCTCTTGCTCTCTGGTCCGCCTGGTGTCGGTAAAACCACTGTTGCCAAAGCATTGTGTGAGCAACTCGAACTCAGTTACATTGTTATCAATGGTTCGGATGAAGGTCGTTTTCTTGATACAATCCGAACTCGTGTTAAACAGTTTGCTTCTACTATCAGTTTGACTGGTGGTGGTAAGCACAAGGTTGTGATTATTGATGAGGCAGATAACACCACCCATGATGTTCAGCTCTCGCTGCGAGCATTCGTAGAAGAGTTTCATAGCAACTGTCGCTTCATCTTCACCTGCAACTTCATCAACAAAATCGTTGAACCGCTGCACTCACGCTGTACGGTCGTTGATTTCCGCATTAAGGCAGGCGAACAGCAGAAGTTACAGGCGCAGTTCTTTGAGCGCCTACAGGGCATCCTAGACGCCTCTGGCATGGCGTATGAGGACAAGGTGCTGGTCAAACTGATTCAGCGTTACTACCCCGACTGGCGACGCCTGCTGAACGAAGCGCAGCGTCACTCTGCCAGCGGTGCCCTTGACTCTGCTGTGCTCTGTGACATTGCTGATGTAAACACAGACCAGTTGATGCGAGCGATGAAGGGTAAGGAATATAATGTTGTGCGTCAGTGGGTGGTTGATAACATGGATAGTGACCCTAACACTATCATTCGTAAAATCTACAACTCTTTGACTGAGGTGCTTGAAGGTTCTTCTATTCCTCCTGCTGTGTTGGTGCTTGCTAAGTATCAATATCAGATTGCGTTCGTAGCTGATCAAGAGATTAATCTTCTCGCTTGTCTAACTGAAATTATGGTGGAGTGTAAGTTTAAATGATTGATTTTGCTCAGATTGATTTGCCTTGGGTTGCTAGAACTCTCTCTACTATTTCCACTCCCACTGAAAATATTCAGTATTTTGATGTTGGGAGAATGGTGGAAATGATTTACGAGGAATGTAGCAATGGGTTGCTGGTGAGGCAAAATAGTATTGGAGTTGATTTAGTTGACGGCAACAATGTCACTTATGAAAGTAAAAAGGTGACGTTTAAAAACGTTGCAAAAAAATCGGTTAGGGGTGCCATTGTTATGAATGGGTGGGGCGAAAAAGATGTGTCAGATTTTGTTCCTGCTGATTACTATATTTTTACCGACCCCAAACTGCTGAGAGCTTGTTGTGTTCCCAGTAATATGCTGTATAATATTAAGAAAAGCGGCACGAATATTGTTGCGTCATGTAATCCACAACCAGAGCATTTTTTCCTAGATGGCGGTGAACGTATTGAAAGAGATTACTTCCATGAAAAAGAAATCTTTGCTAGAAACTTTATTCGGAGTATGAAATGAAATCCCTGAAAACCCCTCTTCGTTATCCTGGTGGCAAATCTCGTGCCATGAAATATCTACTACCTAAGTTCCCTAAAGATATCACAGAATACCGTGAACCTTTTCTGGGTGGCGGCAGTCCTGCTATTGCATTCAGTAAGGAATACCCAGACATTCCTGTATGGGTGAATGACCTTTACAATCCTTTGTTTACTTTCTGGTGTATTCTGCGTGATGAAGTAGATGGTCTCTATGAGATTCTGAAAGGATATAAAGAAGAATACAATACACCTGATGCCGCCCGTGAACTATTCAATCAAATGAAGATTGAACTGAACCACCCAGAATCAGAAGATCTTTATCGTGCTGCTGCTTTTTATGTCATCAACAAATGTAGTTTCTCTGGTCTGACAGAATCATCTTCATTCTCTCCACAAGCAAGTGACCACAACTTCACTATGCGTGGTATTGAGAATCTTCCTAAGTATTCTGAACTGATTCATAACTGGAAGATTACAAATCTCAACTACTGGGAGATGATGATGACATCTGCTCCTGTCGGAACATTCTGGTTTTTTGACCCTCCTTACGATATCAAAGATAATCTCTATGGTAAGAAAGGAGAACTTCATAAAGGATTTGACCATCAGATGTTCCATGCTTACATCACTCAAGGTAATGTAAAAGATAACTGGATGATTACCTACAACACCAATCCTACTCTCATGGAGTGGTATGATGGATACAATCAAACCAAATGGGATTTAACTTATACTATGCGTTCTGTAGGTGACTACATGAATGAACAAAAAGACCGTGCAGAACTTTTGATTACTAACTATGACGAAACCAACTCTATCCGAATATCTGACTTCTATCAATCAAACCAAGAAGTCGGTAGTTATTGATGAAGAATCAGAAAAAGCATATCCACCTTTCATTGTAAACAAATGTCTATCTGCTTTCCATGACACAGTTCTCTTTGCCAATGAGATGAACATGTATCCTCAGTTGGATAAGAAGATGCAATATGACTTTTTTATAAATAGTATCAATCCGCGTAAGCGGTTTTCGCCTTGGGCGAAAAAATCTCAAGTAGAATACCTTGATGCGATTAAGGAGTATTATGGTTATAATGACGATAAAGCTCTACAAGCATTGAGAATATTATCTAAGAATCAACTTGAACACATTAAAAAACTTGTAGACAAAGGTGGGAAACGATGACTCCTGATATCGAAGTAGAATGGAAGCAAGCTGATATGGTTGAGGTTACTCTCAATGAACCTGATGATTTCCTCAAAGTTCGTGAGACCCTAACTCGCATCGGTGTTGCTTCTAGAAAAGAAAAAAAGATTTATCAATCTTGTCATATCTTACATAAGCAAGGCAAGTATTATATCGTTCACTTCAAGGAGCTGTTTGCTCTTGACGGAAAGAATACAAATCTTTCAGTGAATGATGTTCAACGTAGAAACAGAATCATTCAACTCCTCAGTGACTGGGGATTGATTGCTGTTGTAAAAGCAGATGCTATTGCAGATGTTGCGCCGTTGAATCAAATCAAGGTTCTGGCTTTCAAAGAGAAAGACGAATGGACGCTTGAAAGTAAATACAACATTGGTCGTAAGAAGACCGAAGCAACCGAATAATTTAGTAGGGAGTTCCACACTCCCTTTTTTATTGCTCTTTGATATATAATACTATGAGATGCCTTAGGGGTCTCTAATAAAAACTCGCTTATTCAAGGAGCAATCAAATGACGAATACATATACATGGGATGTTTACACCCCATTCAACGTAGGATTGGAAAATGTTTTTAATCGACTTGATGCTATGTCAGGTCACAATACAAACTATCCACCCTACAACATCATCAAAAACGATAATGCTAACTACGAAATTGAAGTCGCTCTGGCTGGATTTAAATCAGATGAGATCGAGGTCTCTACTGAACAGAACATTCTCAGAGTTGCCTCTAAAGTTGAGAAACGAGATTCTGAAAGAACATACATTCATAAAGGTCTCTCCAAGCGTTCATTCTCCCACAGCTGGCAACTCGCAGATGATGTCAGAGTATCCTCTGTAGATTTTGCAGATGGTCTATTAACAATCTCATTGGAGAAGATCATCCCAGAACATCAGAAACGTACCACATATAATATTGGTGCTGGTAAGCAACAACTTCTAACCGAAGGATAAATAAACGCGGGGTAACCCAAATATCGTCGGCGCTAGAGGCACGGCTGGTCAGAATCAGCCCTTGCCTCTTTTTTATTTTTGTGCTACAATGTAATTATAAATTGGAGAATAGTATGGTCCCTAAAGTTTTAGTGATGAAAACAAGCGAACGTGTCATTGCTGGTGTTTCTGAAATGACAGATAATAATACTGGTAAAGGAATCTGCCTGGTTTTAAAATGTCCTTACATTCTAACTCTCAATCCCAAAGAAGAAGGTGGAGAAGAATATTCAGTAAACTTTAGTAAGTGGAATCCTTTTTCTTCTAGTAATAGTTTTAATATTCCATATGATTCTGTAGTTGCTCTTGGTGATGTTGATCAAGGAATCTTGGATGTTTATTTAGAAAAATTTAGTGCAGAATTGTATTATGAGGAGGAACAAGAAAATGCAGAATCTGAAGTTGATCTTACTGAAGAGTAATGAATCTTTGCTTGCACAAGTAGAAGAATTGGAAGTTGAATATGGTTTGCCTAATTGCAAACTGGTTGAGCCATATTCAGTAGGCACAGATTACATTTATGAGGGCGAAGAAAGGTGGAATCCTAATCTAGATCCAGATGATTTCATCGGAAAACCATGTCAAAAAAGGATTGCGCTTGAGCGTTGGCCGTGGTATACTGACCAGAGAGAAGTCCTGTTTCATGCGGATAATATCTTAACGATTTTGTCTCCAAATGCTGAAGCAGTGAAAGCATATATTGATGCAGTCCCTAGCATACTTAATGAAGAATCTGATGAAGTTTTACAAGAACGTTGAGCAAGTTGGTAATAAAATTCTGGTCCGTGCTCATGAAAATGGTAATGATGTAATCTATAGGGAGGAGTTTAAACCCTCCCTTTTCGTGTCTTCAAATAAACAATCAGATTATAAAACACTTGACGGTCGCAATCTTCGTCGTGTCATGCCTGGCACCATTGCTGATTGTAGGCAGTTTGTGCAACAATATGCTGACGTAGAAGAGTTTGAAATTCACGGAAATACTAGATACTTATACCAATACATCAACGAAAAATATTCCGAAGATGAAATCAAATTTGATAGCTCACTCATCCGTGTCTTCACGATGGATATTGAGACGGCAGCAGAAAATGGATTTCCTAACATCGAATCTGCTGACCAGGAGATTCTGCTTATTTCTATTCGTGATTCTTATACAAATAGGATCATTGTTTGGGGAAGCAAAAGTTTCTCGACTGAAGACAGGCAGGTTGATTACATTCATTGCGACGATGAAAAGAAACTTCTATCATGTTTCCTTAGATGGTGGCAAGAAAATTACCCCGACGTAATTACTGGGTGGAATGTACAACTATTTGATATTCCATATATCTGTCGCCGCCTGGATAGAATCCTTGGTGACAAGTATACTAAACTTTTGTCGCCCTGGAAATTGATTTCTGATAGAGAAATTTATATTAAAGGTCGTAAGCAGATTGCTTACGATATTCCTGGTATTGCGTGTCTTGATTATCTTGAATTGTATAAAAAATTTACTTATACAAATCAAGAGTCATATCGCCTAGACCATATTGCATTTGTGGAGTTAGAGCAAAACAAACTTGATCACTCTGAGTTTGATACCTTCAAGGAATTCTATACAAAAGATTGGAATAAGTTTGTTGAATATAATATTCATGACGTGCGCCTTGTCGATAGACTTGACGACAAGATGAAGTTGCTTGAGCTGGCATTTACTATGGCATATGATGCTAAGGTAAATTATGAAGATGTATATTCTCAGGTGCGTATGTGGGATAACATTATCTTTATCTATCTCGATAAGATGAAGATTGCTATTCCACCTAAAAAAGATTCCCGTAAGGATTCGCAGTATGCTGGCGCATATGTAAAAGAACCTATTCCAGGAATGTATGATTGGGTTGTGTCATTTGACCTTAATTCGCTGTATCCTCATCTCATCATGCAATACAACTTGTCGCCCGAGACTCTCCTACCGCGCCGCAGCAGCGTCAACGTTGACATGCTGCTAGATAAGAAGCACGACACCTCAGACCTTGTGGGAGAAACTCTGTGTGCTAATGGGACACATTATACCACTCAGCACCAAGGGTTTCTTCCTAAGTTGATGGAAAAGATTTATGAAGATCGCACCATCTACAAAAAGAAGATGCTTGCTGCTAAGCAACAATATGAGAAGACCCCAACAATTGAGTTGAGAAAAGAGATTGCTCGCTGTAATAATATTCAGATGGCACGAAAGATTCAACTCAACTCTGCTTATGGTGCTATCGGTAACGAGCACTTTCGTTACTACAAACTTGAAATTGCTGAGGCAATCACTCTTTCTGGTCAGCTATCTATTCGCTGGATTGAGAATAAGATGAATGCCTATCTTAATAAGATTCTAAAAACACAGGATGTTGACTATGTTATTGCTTGTGATACTGACTCTATGTATCTTAACTTGGGTCCTCTGGTTGAAACTGTATACAAGGGCAGAGAGAAAACTTCTGAAAGCATTGTCTCGTTCCTTGATAAGGTCTGTGGTATGGAATTTGAAAAGTATATTGAAAGTTCTTACCAAGAATTGTCTGACTACCTCAACGCCTACGCGCAGATGATGAAGATGAAGCGTGAGAATATTGCTGAGCGTGGTTTCTGGACTGCGAAGAAACGATATGTGCTCAACGTATGGGACAGCGAAGGTGTGCGTTATTCTAAAGCAAAGATGAAAATTTGTGGCATGGAAACTGCTCGCTCATCTACACCTGCTTACTTCAGAGATAAATTAGTAGAAGCATACACAATTATCATTACTAAAACAAACGATGAGTTGATTGACTTTATTGATGATATTAAAGAAGACACCAAAAAACAAAATTATCTCAACATTGCTTTTCCTCGCGGTTGCAATGGATTGAGTAAGTATCGTAATGGCACTGACATTTATGCTAAAGGTTGTCCAATTCAAGTGCGTGGTGCTTTACTTTATAACTATTATATTAAAAAGAATAAATTAGAGCATAAGTATCCTATCATTCAAGAGGGTGAAAAGATTAAGTTTTTATATTTAAGGACCCCTAATCCCATTGGGGAAAATATTATTGCTTTCTTTCAACAACTTCCTAAAGAATTAAATCTTGAGAAGTATGTTGATTATACTACACAGTTTGAAAAATCGTTTCTCGAACCGTTAAAAACTGTGCTAGAATGTATTGATTGGCAGTACGAGCGTCGTGGGTCACTATTAAGTTTTTTTAGTTGAGGTATTATGAATTTTTTACAATCCGTTATTAAGGAGTTAGATAATGAATACGCAAGTGTTGTTGAAGATGGAATCACATCTGGTGACTGTGAATCGTTTGTGGATACTGGTAGCTACATTCTCAATGCTCTTATTTCTGGTAGCATCTATGGTGGACTACCTGCCAACAAAATCACAGCACTCGCGGGCGAATCCTCAACGGGCAAAACTTTCTTTGCTCTTTCAATCGTCAAGCACTTCCTTAGCAATACGCCAAATGCTCAAGTAATTTATTTTGAAACAGAATCTGCTGTGTCTAAAGACATGATGGTTTCTCGTGGTATTGATGTAAAGCGCGTAGGTCTTGTGCCCGTTACTACTGTGCAGGAGTTTCGCACACAATCTATCAAGGTGGTAGATGAATATATGAAACTAAAGAAAGAAGATAGACCACCGCTCTTGTTTGTGCTGGATTCTCTTGGAATGCTTTCAACCTCTAAGGAGGTGCAAGATGCCACTGATGGTAAAGAAACTCGTGACATGACTCGTGCTCAAGTCATCAAATCGATCTTTAGAATCCTGTCACTGAAACTGGGGCAAGCTAGTATTCCTCTTATCGTTACCAACCATACATATGAAGTAGTGGGTGCATATGTGCCAACGAAAGAAATGGGTGGTGGCACTGGTTTGAAGTATGCTGCATCAACGATTCTTTTCTTGTCAAAAAAGAAAGAGAAAGATGGCACTGAAGTTGTAGGTAACATTATCAAAGTGAAGGCACAGAAATCACGCTTCACGAAAGAAAATTCAGACATCGAAACAAGGCTCTACTATGACGCAAGGGGATTGGATAAGTATTATGGACTATTGGAGTTGGGTGAGAAACACGGAGTATTCCAGCGCAAGGGTAATCGGATTGTTGTTGGGGAATCTTCCGTTTATCCTTCTGTTATTCTTGCCAATCCTGAGAAGTATTTCACGCCCGAAGTAATGCAGGCACTTGATGAATGTGCCACTAAAGAATTTTCATATGGAGTAGTGGATGGAGAGAATTGAAACAACAATCTTACGCAACCTCCTATGTAACGAACAGTTCTACAGGAAGGTTGTTCCTTTTGTCAAACCAGATTACTTCAACGAAATCCACGAGAAAGTAATCTATGAAGAAGTGTGGAACTTTGCGAGCAACTATGAGTTGCTTCCTACTAAAGAAGTTTTAACAATCAATTTAGAAACGAGGAAAGATTTAAATGAGGAAGTATATCAAAACGCAATTAAAGCGATTGCTGAACTTGACGATTCGGCGGTCGAATACCAATGGTTGCTCGACACCACAGAAAAATGGTGTAAAGACAGAGCCATCTATCTCGCACTCTTGGAGTCTATCAAAATCGCAGATGGCGGCAATCAGAAAGTATCAACTGATGCGATTCCAAGCATTCTCCAAGATGCCTTAGCAGTATCTTTTGACGAACATGTAGGTCACGATTATATTGAAAACAGTGAAGAAAGATATGAATTCTATCATCGTGAAGAGGATAAAATTCCTTTCCATCTGGAATACTTCAATAAGATTACAAAAGGTGGGTTACCCAATAAGACATTGAACGTAGCTCTTGCTGGCACTGGTGTAGGTAAGTCACTCTTCATGTGTGACCTTGCTGCTCATTGCTTATCGATGGGCAACAATGTTCTTTATATTACATTAGAGATGGCAGAAGAGAAGATTGCAGAACGTATTGATGCAAATATTTTTAACGTAAATATTAAAGATATTGTTGATTTGCCTGAGACAATCTTTCAAAGTCGTATCAACGAACTCAAAAGAAAAACTCAGGGTCGCCTAATCATCAAAGAATATCCAACAGCATCAGCACACGTCGGTCATTTCAAATCTCTTCTCAATGAGCTCCAACTTAAGAAAACTTTTAAACCTGACATCATCTTTATCGACTACCTTAACATCTGTGCCAGTGCCAGGTATAAAGGCGCTATTGTCAATTCTTACACGTATGTTAAAGCGATTGCTGAAGAACTACGTGGTCTTGCTGTTGAACACAATGTCCCTCTTGTCTCAGCGACGCAAACAACCCGTAGTGGTTTTGGCAATAGCGACGTGGATCTTACTGATACTTCGGAATCCTTTGGTTTACCTGCTACTGCTGACTTTATGTTTGCTCTTATTGCGACAGAAGATTTGGAGAAGGATGGTAAGATTATGGTCAAACAATTGAAGAACAGATATAACGATCCTACCATGTATAAACGATTCTTGGTTGGGGTTGACAGAGCACGAATGAAGCTCTATAATGTAGACAACGCTGTTGACTTATCTTCGGATAAAGAAGAAGAGTATGACTTTGAAGAGATGGCAGCACAACAAAATAAAGACACCAAAAATAAATTTACCAGTTTTATCTTATGACAGTTGATCTTAATAAGTATGTTGAGTTTGTAAACACCACTACTTCTTTACCCAGTAAAAATTTTCCTGACTTTTCTTCTCGTCTCGCAGAACTTCAGAGAGAAAATTTTCCTACCGAGAGATTGCTTACTGCTGCTGTAGGAATGTCTGCTGAAGCTGGAGAGTTTACTGAGATTGTGAAGAAGATTGTCTTCCAAGGTAAACCAGTAAATC